ATAAATGATCAGGGAGAGCCGCTAAAACAATTTAGAATGCATGGCTGCTGGCCAACATCTATTGATCCCTTGGCATTAAACATGTCTTCAAACAATTTGTTAAATACTTTTAACGTCATCATTGTGTATGATTATATTGAATTGTTTGCTGGTGGTGATGATGATCGATTGACGCCATTAACTTAAAGGATATTTTTATTATGGAAATTGAAGCTTTTGGATTTCAGTTTGGTGCAGAATCTAAGAAAAAAGAAAATGCACAAAAAAAAGCATTACAAGCATTTGCCGCACCAGAATTATTTGATGGAACTGTTACTGTAGAAGCTGGAGGGTTTTTTGGAACTGCTCTTGACTATGCTTCAAATTTAAGAGATGAAAATTCTTCGGTAATACAATATAGAAATATGTCTGTTTATCCAGAAGTTGATAATGCTGTCGATGAAATAGTTAATGCTGCAATTGTTTCTGGAATTGACAGAAAACCCGTTAAAATAGATTTAACAAATTTACCAATATCTGAAAATATAAAAGTAAAAATATACAAAGAATTTGAAAATATTTTACATTTGATGGATTTTAATTCAAAGTCATATGAAATTTTTAGAAGATGGTATATTGATTCAAAAATTTATTATAATATTGTAATTGATAAAGATCTTCCAACAGACGGTATTAAAGAAATAATTCCCATCGATCCTCTAAAAATTAAAAAAGTTAGAAAGATCAAAAAAGAAATGGAACGAGTCGAAGGGCAGTCTGTTTCTCTTATCAAGGAAATAGAAGAATATTATCAGTATACAAATACAGATAAAGAGACTTACATGATGACTGGTCCAAATGGATTGCAGTTATCTTTGGATAGCGTTGTTTATGTTCCTTCCGGTTTGCTTGATTTGAATACCAAACGTGTTTTGGGTTATTTACATAAAGCAATTCGTCCATTAAACATGTTACGTCAGTTGGAAGATGCTCTTCTTGTTTATAGGGTCGCTAGAGCTCCCGAAAGAAGAGTATTTTACGTTGACGTGGGTCAATTACCCAAACAAAAAGCCGAACAATACATGCGGGATATGATGAGCCGATTCCGCAATAAATTGGTTTACAATCAAGCAACTGGAGAAGTTCGCGATGAAAGAAACCATCTTTCAATTTTGGAAGACTATTGGTTGCCACGCAGAGAGGGTTCAAGAGGAACTGAAATTAGCACCTTGCCGGGTGGGCAAGCAATGTCTCAAATTGAAGACGTAGAATTTTTTAAGAAAAAATTATTAAACGCTCTTAACGTTCCAATAAGCCGACTTACTTCCGATTCTACTGGATTTAATTTAGGCAGAAGCACTGAAATAAGTCGAGAAGAAATTAAATTTTATAAATTTATTGAACGACTTCGTCACCAATTCACAAAGCTATTTTTAGATACACTAAGAGTTCAGCTGCTCCTGAAGGGAGTTATGACTGATGATGACTGGCACGATTTAAAGTCAAAAATTATAGTAATTTTTAATACTGACAATTACTTCTGGGATTTAAAAGAAGCTGAAATATTGGCTGAGAGATTGAAGATGCTTTCATTTGTTGATCCTTACATTGGCAAATATTTTTCAACTGAATACATCAGAAAAAATGTATTGAGACAAAGCGAAGAAGAAATGAAAAAAATGGACAAAGAAATGGAAGTTGACAGAGAAAGAATACGACAAGAACAAATGGCAGCAATGATGCAGGCAAACCAACAACAGGAACAACAATGAAAGAAATAAGTCAAGTTCTGTTAAAGCGAGGCATAAATGGCCTTCTGCATGAAGATGAAGAATACTTTAAACACAATGTGATTGATACAATCACATTTAAATTGAATGAATCATTAAAGGAAGCAAAACAAGAAGTTCAACAAAAATTGTTGCTATCCAAATCAGTTACAGAAACAAATTCAAACATTCAAGAGTTTGTAAATTTTGTTAAAAATTTTGAAAATGGAAAATATACGTTTAAAAATGGAATGAATATAAATATTAGCAACAAAGATATCAAAAATTTAATTAACTTGTTTGAATCTTTGAATCCAGAAAACAGAAAAAAAATGGCAGAAAAAATATTTGATACTCCAGAAATTTTTAAAGAGCATTTAAAATTTTCTGAACAAGCAAAAGGAATTATATGAAAAACGAAATTAGAAACATGCTAAAAACAGCAATCGAAGAAAATGCCATTGAATTCAAAGATAAAACATCAAAAGTTTTATATGAAAAAATTGGTCACAAGTTAGAGACAAAATATAAAGAAATTTCAAAAACCATTTTCCAAAGCAAATCAAATGAAACTGATAACAGAACTAACTGAAGACGTAAAATATATTAAAGAAAATGTGGGAAACGGCGATAAAAATTATTATATCGACGGTATTTTTATGCAAAGTGGTGTAAAAAATAGAAACGGTCGCATCTATCCGCAAAATACTTTAATAAAAGAATGTAAAAGATATATTTCGGAGTATGTAGACAAAGGCCGTGCACTGGGAGAGTTGAACCACCCATCTGGTCCAACAGTTAATCTTGATAGAGTTTCACACATTGTAAAAGAATTACATGAGGACGGAAATAACATAATTGGTAGAGCAAAAGTTTTAGATACACCAATGGGAAAAATTGTAAAAAATCTCATTGATGAGGGCGCTCAACTTGGAGTTTCTACGCGGGGTATGGGTTCTCTCAAATCAAAAAATGGCTATCAAGAAGTACAAGAAGATTTTATGTTGGCAGCAATCGATATTGTCGCTGATCCTTCTGCACCAAACGCATTTGTAAATGGAATCATGGAAGGCAGGGAGTGGATTTTTAATAATGGAATTTGGTCAGAAAGAATGCATGAAGAATCTAAAAAATTAATTAAAAATTCATCTTCTCGCAATTTAAACAAAAATATTACAAAAATATTTGAAAATTATTTTAAAAATCTATGAAAAATAATTTTTTAGGAAACGAAGAAAAACAATATTTACAACATACTCTTTCCGAGGCAATTAAAAAAGATAATGGCCCCAGAAACAATATGAGTCGTTATTGTATTCTTTTTCCAGAAAATCATTATTTGGGTGAAGCTACTGCACCGGGAGCCACGGCTTCGGCCCCCCCCTCTTCAACAGGTTCGGCAAAACCAGCAGATCCATCAAAATCGACAAAAACTGGTTTTGGTGGTGTGAAGGGTGGTGGTGGAATGGGTGCGCCTTCAAAATCTAAAAAAGATTCAAGTATAATGTTTGGGGCTACTGAAGCTGACGATTTAAAGAAAGCTCTGGGCATGTATGCTGCAGGTGGTTTGTTGAGTATGTTTGGTCCTGGTCTTGGTGGTGCTGTGAGCCAGTTTGGAAAAAATCTTGCTGGAAAATTTGGTGAAAGTTTAGGTGGTGCATTTATGGGTACGTTGATGGGTCAACTTAAAACTATTTCTGGTTATGATTTTGTAAATCAAGAGTTGAGTCAAATTGGTGCTAGAAATATTTCAGATATAATGCAAGGTTCAGGAAAAAAATCATTTTCCATTCCCAAATCACCAAAAATTATGCCACTGAATCCAGAAGACGCTACATCTTCTGGAACTGGGTCGGCTAGAAGCAGAACACCATAAATTTAATTTATTATAAATATTTTACACTAAAAGGATTCTTTTTTTATGAAAAACACAAACAAAAAAACAATTTCTGAAGCCGTAGCACAAGCCATGGGCTTGGGAGCTGTTTCAGATGGAAAACCAGACTTCGACGCAACCGGCAAGGGTTCTATGACCGCAACACCAGTTGTTTCTGCAGCACCAGCCACAACACCAGTCCCCGCACCTGTTGTCCCAAACTCTGTTGCAGGAAAAACTGCACAAAACTCAGAAGAAACAGAAGAAACAGAAGAAACAGAGGAGGGGGAAGAAGAAATGCAAGAGCAAGCTCGCGCAGAATTTAGAGATGCTCTCGTAGGTCTTCTCGGTGAAGAAAATGCAAGCGAAGAGCTTGTCATCAAGCTTGAAGGAATTTTTGAAGCCGCTGTTTCAGATCGTGTTCAAAAGAACATGAATGTAATTGCTGAAGGCGTTGATCAAAATGTTAAAGAATATCTTGATAATCTAACTGAAGCTTTGGTTGAAAAGGTTGACGATTATCTAGACTACGTTGTAGAAGAATGGATGCAAGACAATGTTGTTGCCGTTGAACAAGGCATTAAAACACAAATTGCAGAAAACTTTATTAATGGTCTAAAAAATCTTTTTGAAAATCACTACATTGATGTACCAGCAGAAAAATATAATGTCCTTGATGAACTCTACGGACAAAATAGAGAACTACAAGACAAGTTGAATGAAGCTGTCAACACCAACATTGAATTGAAAAAAGAAGTTTCGTTGACTGAGTGTGCCGGGATTTTTGTTGCAGAAACAAGAGATCTTGCTGACACACAAATTGCAAAACTACAATCTTTGATGGAAAGCGTTTCTTTCGAAACCCCAGAAGAATACAAAGAAAAATTAGTTGCAATTCGTGAAAATTATATCAATTCAGGAAAAGTATCAAACCCAGCAAAAACAGTTCAACCAGAACAAACATTTGCTACCGTAAAACAAACTCCAACAACTTTAGTAGAAAATTATGTTGGAGCGATTGGAAGACTTAACAAGAAGGTCTAAATAACAAATTTTCTAAATAATTTTACTCACAGGAGATAACTAAAAAATGCAATTCGCAGAAAACACACCATATGACGTATTAACAGAGAAGTGGGATCCAGTGCTCAGTCACGAAGCTCTCCCTTCAATTCAAGATGACTATCGTAAGAAAGTCACCGCAGTTCTTTTGGAAAACCAAGAGCAATCCATTCGCCAACAACACCTTGTTGAAGACATGGGTTCTGGAAACCTTGGTGGTCCAGCAACCTCAACCGGCTACAACACAGCTGCTGTCTCTGGTTATGACCCAGTGCTCATCAGCCTAGTTCGCCGTGCAATGCCAAATTTGATGGCTTATGACATTTGCGGCGTTCAACCAATGACTGCCCCAACTGGCCTCATCTTTGCAATGCGCGCTAACTATGCCTACGGCGGAACCGTTGGTTCATCCTACGGAAACGCTGGATATGTTGAAGCTATGTTCCAAGAACCACAAGCTGGATTCGGTGGTTCGGGTTGGACATTAGGATCAACATTTGCATCTGCTAAGGGTCTTTCTGCTTCTATCGGAACTGCAGTCAAACCAGCAAACGATGCTGCTCTAAACTTGCTCAGAGGTATTTTGACCTCGCAAGGCGAAGCAATCGGTAAGAGCTCACCGTTTGCCAACTGGAACCAAATGGCGTTCTCAATCGACCGCGTTTCAGTCGTGGCCAAGACTCGCGCTCTAAGCAGCAACTACACAGTTGAATTGGCACAAGACCTTAAGGCTGTTCACGGTCTTGACGCTGAAGCTGAACTTGCTAACCTTCTCAGCACCGAAATTCTTGCCGAAATCAACCGCGAAATCGTCAAGACCATTTATTACGTTGCTCGTCAAGGTTCTGTACAAGGAGATTTGACAGCTCCCGGTACATACGATCTTGATGTTGACTCGGACGGTCGTTGGTCTGCTGAACGCTTCCGTGGCCTCAGCTTCCAAATTGAACGTGAATGCAACTACCTTGCTAAGGAAACACGCCGTGGCCGTGGAAACTTCATCATCTGCGACAGCGACACTGCTGCTGCTCTTGCAATGTCCGGTTTCATGAGCCTCAGCCCAGCAATCGCACCACAACTTAACGTTGATGATACACAAAGCACCTTCGCTGGTGTAATCAATGGTAAGATTCGTGTGTACATTGATCCATATAGCCCAGCAGGATATAACTTCTTCTGCGTCGG